GAACCCTGCACGTTGATCTGCGCCGCCAGCGCGGCCAGGGTGGTGTAGGTGCTGAAGGCGAGCGCGGCATTCTCGGCACCACCGTTGCCGGTCAGCGTCAGCGCGCTGCTGCTGATCGCCACAGTGGGCGCACCAGCAGCGCCGGTGTAGCGGATACGCATGCCGGTGTTGATGCGGCTCCACGATTGGATGTGGCGCGATCCGTGGCTGACGATTTCAACGCCAAAAGACGGCAGGCTGGCGACCTGGGGCCACGATGCCATTTCACCCGTTCCGGTTGGCGAAGTCGTTCCGCCTTGGCTGGTGTCGGTGCAGATCGCGCAGAACGTCTTCAGCCCGGCGTCACGATAGGCCGGTCCCATGCCCCCAACCCATTGCGCATAGGGGTGATCGCCGCCCAGAACCAGGGCCGGCAGCAGATTCCAAGGTGTTGACACCAAGGCTCGGACTGACTGGTTCTCGGTTGGTGTCAGCGGTTGCCCGTCGTCATCCAGCGGTGAAACCGTGTCGCCGCTCAACTCGTACCGAAGCTCGCCCGACACCGCTGAAATGGTGATCGTGCCAGCACCAAACGGGCCATATTCCCGCCGCCCGTTGTGGAAAGCCGTCACCACGCGCCCAGCGCCCGGGCCGGTTGCGATCTGCAAGCGGGCAACATCGCTGCGCCCGTTGTTCAGAACGATGCTTTGCTGATCGGTAACGGTCAACGTGATTGACGAACCAGCGGCCAGCGTCAAGAGATTCGCCATTGATTACTCCGTCACGGTGGTGCGCATGGACAGCGGGCCACCTGAAACTGCGGATTGCCGCTCACGCGACGACAGCCGGCCAAGTGCGTCTTGGTACAGCGTGGTGAACTTGCCAATCTTCCCGTCGTCTTCAAGGTAGAGGCCGCCCTGACGACAGGCGCCCCACAGATAGACATTCGGATAGTTCGTCAGCAGCCAATTGGTGTCGCCGTCTGCGCTGAACGCCTCGAACGCCGCGTAATAGATCAGCGTGTAAGCGTCCCCGTTCGTTCCGCCGAGGATGTAGAAGGTTTGCCCGATGGCAGTGAACAGCGTCTGCGTCGAGTTCGCGTCAACCGCCGCCGCATAGACCTCGGGGGACACATAGCGATAGTTCACCCCGCCCACAGTCAAGCGCCGCGCCTCAAGGTAGCGAGTGGGATGCGCCAGCGTTTCGCCCGTCAAAGTGCCGCTTGCGTACTGCTCCATCGCTTGACAGCGAAGGTCGGTGCGGATGTCCACTTCGGCCAGGCGCACGAAGTCGGGCAGCTTGGAAGTCAGGTCCGTTCGGTCCAGCCAAGCGGCCACAGCCGTCTGCAACTCGGCATAGGTGCTAATTGCCATTCATCACCACCCAGAAACCTTGCTTGTTGGCTTGGAATTGAAGCAGCGACCACCGCTGCATCAGCTTGGGCAACCACCACGAAGGCGGCTGCTGGATCAGGTGGGCATTGCGCCCATCGGAAAGAGTCTTTACAGCCGGGCCGGTGTGGATCGTCAGGAACACATGCGCAAGGCTTTTGGCCTTGATGTGATCCAACACGGCATCCAAGCAATCCGGTTCGATGTGCTCTAGAACGTCAATGCACACCACCAGATCAGCGGCATCAGGATCGGCAGCAAAAGCAGGCACAGCGGGGTCATACCCCTCATAGACCACATCGCAGTCCAGCACCTTGGCTAGGTTGCGCATGGAGCCGCAGCCGTAGTCCAGCAGCGTCTTTGCGCCTGACTTCTCGACCATCTGCGACACCATCTGCCCGTACTGCAGCGAAGCGGTGCCGTAGTTGCCCATTGAGTGCAACCGGGCCTGTTCGGCTCTGTAGGCTTCAGAGAGAAGCATGCGTCACCTTCAATCGTGCCGCTGCCCACTCGTCGGCCATCGGCGCATCACGGTAAGCCGGCCAGGCCGGAATGCCTGCGGTCCAGTGGCACAACTTCGCTTCCGGGTTCTCGCCAGCCTCATCGCACAGCCAGTTCCACTCAACCGGCAGCGAGCCCACAAAGTGCGGCTCCACAAACGAGAAGCGGTGCAACTCGGCACCGCTCATCTTTGCGACAGCCTCTGGCGTGATCCTTCGCCAGTCAACGTGCGCGCAGTTGATGAGCATCAGGCTAGACCAGTTCTTGCGCGGATAGTCCTCGTTGGCCGCTTCCATCTCGGTCCCGAGGTACTTGCGCGGGTGCTTCGTCTTGTAGTCGTGCTTGACAACTTGCACGGCCAGCGACGGATGACGCAGCGCCCAAAGTTCCGCGATGTCAGCCCGGCAGATCATGTCGGCACCATCGGCAAAGATGGCAAACCCGTCATAGCCACACAGATGCGGGATCAGGAACCGGCTATAGATGAATGCGTTTGTGCCGTCCCGCTGCCCACCCTTGTACTGCGGCAGCATCGGCAGATGCAGCGGGATCATTGCCACCGGCTGCGATGCGTGGTGAATCACGCTGCTACAAAAGGTGTGCGTGCCGACTTCTTCCCGAGGGTCGAAACCGTGGAACAGACGGATCAAGCCGCCTCCTTCATCTTGTTCAGGTGCAGCCGCTTCACGCAGTCTGCCCACGATTCATGCTCACGCTGCCGGTGAAACGTCTGCGATGCGTACCAAGGCAGACGGTCCCCGGTTGCGTAGTTCCACATCGGCTTAGAAGGCACCAGGATCACGCTAGGAACACCCAAGGCGCCCGCCAAGTGATGCACTGATGTGTGGATGCCCACAACCATGTCCAACTCAGCCACAAGGGCTGCGGTGTCGTCATAGTCGTCCGACATCGTGGCCCACGGGAACCGCTTTACTTGCAGCCCCGACCTTTGGATTTCTTCTTCTTCATCGTTGTACTGAAGTGAGACAAACACCGCATCCGTGCCCTGAATCAGCGGCTTGAACGCATCCAGCCCGATCCTGCGCAGCGCCCGCTTGGTGAACTTGTTGCCACCAGACCAGCAGATGCCGATGACCGGCTTCTTGTACGTGTCGAACAGCGCACGCCACTGCAGGCGTCTTTCCGGGTCTGCCTTGAGATAAGGCACCGCAGGGCAACTCTCCCGCGTCGGGCGGTAAAACGCAGTCAGACCAGCACACGGAACCTGCGCATCAAAGGGGCGCGTCCAAGCCTTTGCAGTCCTGCGGGTGCCCAGCACCTCAACCTCTGGAAATGAGCGCTTGAACAGCCCTTCTAGCCGTTCGTCACACTCAAGCGTGATGCGCTTTGCGTCTTTCTGTGCGTCGGCAATCATGGAAGCGAACATCACTTCATCACCGATGCCTTGCTCACCATACACAACCAGCGAGTCAACCGGCTTGCCGTCCCAATCTGGCGCGTAGTCCCGGGGCTGTCTGAACTTGCTTCCGATGCTGGCTTTGAACTCTTGCCAGCCGCTCCAATCGCCTAGAGCGATCTTGGAGAAACCAAGCGTAGCCGTTGCGTTGCGGTGGCCTGGCTCTTTCAGCAGTGCCCGCTTCGCCCACTTCATGCCTTCTTGATACTGGCCGTCTTCGTTGAAGGCCACCGCCATGTTGGCAAGAAGGTCGGGATCGTCCTTGATGCTCAGGCTTCGGCGGTAAGCGTCCCGCGCCTTTGCATGCTGCCCACACTCCGCGTAAGTCTGTCCGAGGTTGTTCCAGACCTCTGCCTTGTCGGGCCTGATCTTCGACAGCCGCTCCCACACGCCCAAAGCGTAGCCATGCCGCCCTGCCCTGCACAGGATCACACCGATGATGTGCAGTGCATGCGCGTTGTCTGGGTCATCGTTCAGAATCTCAGACGCCAGCTTGTGAGCCTCGTCCGGGTCCGATTCCAGCAACGCAGCGGCGCGCTTCAGGTCTTCCAAATGAACTGCTCCTTGCCCAGTTTCTTCAACCCTGCGCGGATGTCCTTCAGTGGCGCTTTGAAAACATCAATGCCGATCTGACGAAGCTCCACGATGGTGATGTCAGGGATGTGCCCAGCCATTGCCCATGACTTCTTGACACCCATCCGCCAGTTGTCAGCGTCACCGCCCATTGCCTGCGCGAAGTTGCGCGAAGCACTGTCGTCTTGCCACTTCTTGATGACCAGCTTGCCGCCATCGGCTTCAGTGGTCGATACCTGCGTGACGACTCCGCCGCCGTAGGTGTATTGATGCAGTAGGTCCATTGAAAAGGGGCGAGGTTTCCCCCGCCCCCTCCGATCAGGTCAGATCGCGGATCTGGAAGTGCGCATCAGGGTTGTCTGCAACCAAGCAGAACTCCGTGATGAGCATCTTCTTTTCGGCATCGCCCGTCTTCGCCAGGTCTTCCATCTTGATGCCGTCCAGCATCGCCACCGAGACGTACTCGGGGTCGATGCCGAACAGCACGTTGGCGCGCATGTAGCGGTTGAGCATCAGCTTGTGTTCGCCCACGTCGGAGACGTACAGGTCAACACCGCCGATCACCGCGCCTTGGCTGCGACCCTGGTTCGGGTTGTAGAAGCCGGCGAACTTGTTGGCACCGGCGAAGGCAGCGATGTAAGCCTTCTGCGCGATGTTGGACATGATGACCGAGGGATCGCCGCCGTCCGTCCAAGCCGCTTGGATGCCCAGCTTCAGGTTGGCTTCCGTGATGGTCGCCGTGGTGCTGGAATCGACCGGAGCCGCCCACACGCCACCCGAGTAGCCAGCAGCCGTGCCGGTGGAGCCGCCGCCCAGAATGCGGTTGCCCGCAATCATGGCCTCGAAACCAGCCGACGAACGCGCAGTACCCGAACCGCCAGCGCTGGAAGCCTGGTTCGTCACCAGCGCATATTCCATGTCGCGCTTCAGTTCCTTGCCGTACTTCGTGGTCAGGCGGGCCAGTTCCTTGGCGCGGCCGTACTTGCGCACCTTGTCAGCGGTGCGCGAGACGATCAGCGTCTTGCGGCTGATCTGGGTGTAGTTCGACAGCATCACGGTCGGGCTGGCCGTGGTGTAGCTGGCGTCATCGCCTTCGATCTGACGGTTCGCGCCGACAGCAGCAAGCGCATCGGTCTGCCACTGGTGCAGCGTGTTGCTTGCGGTCTTCTTCTTCGCCATCGTGAGGAAGGGGGTTTCCTCGGGCGAGATGGAGAAGATCGCGTCTTCGACGTCCTCGGCCACGCCCACCAGGTCGTAGCTGTCGGTGGTTCCAGAGACTTGAGCCATGATTTACCTCTTTCGTTTCATGCTGAACAGCCGCTCTAGATAGGCTTCTGCATCAGCAGACTTGCCACTCTTTTGCACACGGGCTTTCAAAGCCTCGCGCTTACTCTGTTCAATGGATTGATTGCCTGATCGCGCAGCCGGTGCCGTCATGGGCTTGGCTTGCGCAACCTTCTTGTCCGTCAGCGCCTTCGACTTCTGCAGGGCCAGATACTTGGATGCCAAGTGCAGGGCGTGGAGTGCAGCCGGGCTCATCATGTCGGCCTCGCTGTAGTCCAGTTCCTTTGCAACGCTCATGAGGCCGGCGCGGGTGCTGTCATCCAGCTTCCCAAGCCGCCGCGTCAACTCAACCTGCCCGATTTCCATCTGCTTGCGCTTATGGGCCTCTTGCATTGCCTGAGTGCGACCGATCACCTCTTGCAGCGTCTTCTGCTTCGTTTGCAGCGTGTCCTGCAGTTGCTGCCGTGCGAGGTTGAGTTGCAGCGCCCGCTGCGGATCGTCCGAAATCAGCGTGTTCCAGTCCAGCGACTGAAACTGCTGCAGTTGCGCTGTGATGCTCTCGACTTCAGCCGCTTCCTTGAAAGCGTGCTGCATGACGAGTTCACGCGCCTGCAAATACTGATCGCGGTCTTCGACAGCCTTGCGCTTGTCTGCAACCTCTTGCGTCTTTTGTGTGTAGTCCCGTTGGAAGCTGTCGCGCTTAGCGACGATTTCCGCTAGCTCGGCCTTGGTCAATTTCTTGACTTCAGTGCCGATGGTCAACTCCACTTCGTCTGCAACTTCCTCGGATTGGCCGTCGGCTTCCTCGGTGTCGCTGTCGTCAGTGTCGTCTGGCGCCGAATCTTCGTCCTCAACGTCTGCATCATCTGCAGGCGCCTCGGCCTTGGGTTCGGGCTTCGCCTCGCCGGTCTGGCGGGCAAAGATTGCCTCTAGCTGCGCTTCAGGGCTTTGGGTCACTTCCGTTGCCGGGGTGGTGTCCATTCACACTCCAATTGCGCCCGGTCCTTGCGGTTGTCGGGCATGAAAAAGGGCACCCGAAGGTGCCCCGTGGCTTGCTTGGGAAGGCTTACGCCATCCGCCGCAGAATTCGCTTCCCAAGGCTCTCGCGCTTGGTAATCTCGGCCAGTTCGCCGGTCTGGATGTGGGTTCGCAAGATGCGTTGCAGGTTGCCCAGCAGTTGCAGCGTCACGATCAGATCGCGCTGCGCATCCTTTGCCCCTACGTCCACCGTCCGCAGGCTGTCCAGAATCACGTTCTCGACCGCTTTGAAGGCTTCAGCCATCAGCGGGTCATTCATCAGCCGTTCAGCCTCTCGGCCCCGGCGGATTTCGTCTTCTTGCGTCACTGTGCAGGCTCCTGCCGCATGGAGTTCGACTGCATCGCGGTCTGCTGCTGCATGCCAGCCAGGATCAGTTTGGTTTCGCGGTCGTACTCAGCAAACCACTGTTTAAACTGGAACTCGCGTTGCTGCTGCCGCTCTTCGTACTCGGCACGCATGCGCTCAAGCTGGGCGGTCTGCGACAGTTCCAGTTGCTTCTGCTTCGCTTCCCACTCCTGCCGGTTTTGATCCACGGCAATCTGCATCTGCTGTTCGGCCTGGAAGCGCATGGCGTCATCTTGCCGTTTGGCCTGCGACTCCGCCTGGTCAGCCTGGATGCGCATCTGTTCTTTCTGCACTTCCGGTGGCGGCTGTTGCGGCTGTGGCGGTTGCTTGCCAACGTCAGTCCAGAACTCTTCGGCCTGCTTGAACCCCGCGTTCTGTGTGATCCGCTTCAGAGCGTTGTAAAGGTTCTGCGGAGTCGCTAGGCCCAATGCCAGCGCCTGCTTTTGCTCCTGCAAGATCATGAACAGATGTTGAAGCATCTGGTCTTTGTTGCCAGTGCCGATGCCAACAGAAACCGTGATGTCCCTGCGAGTCTTCCAGCCGCGAGGGTCAATCGGCACCCACTCATTGCGCAGCTTCAGCATCTCATGCTGCCGGCCATGCTTGATGCTCATGGCGTGGATGATGAGCATCAGCGCTTTAACGCCAGTCTCAGCGAACACCCGGGCAATCATCTCAATCCGCTGCTGTGAAGCAGTCATGATCTGGTTGATGCCCTGCGCCGTCTTGTTCAGGCTGTCAGCGTTCATGCCCTGGTTGTAGGCAGTCACTCCGGTGCGGTTCTCACGCACTGACCGGACCACTTCCATCGCTTGGAGCGTGGCAGCGGCAGTGTTCGGCATCACACGTTCTTGCACAGCGGTTGAAGGATCGCCGTTCACCCGACGAATGCCGCCCACACGGTTGACCAACAGGTCATCGATGTTGACCTTGTTCACATCCACATAGGTCTGCGGATTCATCGCCATGTACGTGGAGTCCAAGAACCCGCGCATCAGCACCGTATGAATGCGCTGAAGGTCTTGCACCCAATCGTCTACCGACTGGCCGATGTGTTCATGCGGAAGCCTGCCGGGGGTGATCGCAGCCACCGGGCACAGGTCGTCTTCCTCGTTCTCTAGGATGGTGTCACCGACAGCCACGATGCGCCGCAGTTCTGCGATGCCGTCGCCGTCCTCATCGTACATCATCCACGCATAACGAACCTTCACCCGCCGCGTTGCCGGGTCGGCCTCGATGTCGTCACGGTCGTCGTAACCGTCAATCGACACCTCGCGCTGGGTGTTGTACTCGTCCGCGTCGTCAGCCTCGGTGTCGTCGTTCACCGTGTCGGGAACGTCATGGCCCGCAGCCCTGAGACTGCTGATCGTCTGGTGGTCGATCACCTCAACGAACGGACAGCCCTCAAGCGTCACGCCGGGCCAGTCAGGAGCCACCAAAACACGCTCAGGCGGGATGTTCACCACTTCTAGGCAGGTGTACTCCGCCACGCTGCGAACAACGGCGCTGTGAACCGTCTGGCCCATCGCATCAACCGCTGCCGAATGCTCGACCAGTTCGATGCCTTCCGACTGCATCAGCAGCGCGAATTCATCGTCCGTCAGGTGCTCGTACTGCTCACGGTTGCTGCGCGTCTTCTTGACAGCGCGCACCATCACATAGCCGTTGCGCTGCAACAAAGCATCGTGGAACCAGTCATGCAACACGATGAAGCCGTTGTTGCGGCTCATCAGCACATGGTTGCAGTAATCGGTTTCCTGCTCGGCCTGCTTCTCGTCTTCCGGCCCGACAGGATCGAACCGCACAACCTCGTCACCAGCGGCGAACACCTTCATCAAGCTCGGCTTGATCCATTCGATGGTGTCCGAGACATCGCGCATGACCACCTGGCTACGGCCTTCCACCTCGTCGCCATAGGGGCGCCCGTGGTAGTGGTCGATAGCGTTGGCGCGGTCTTCCTCAAGGTCACCACGGCGCGATGCAATGCGCTCTTGGTGCTTGAGTGCGGTCAGGATGTTCATTCGGCCTTCTTCGGTCGGCCAGGGCCGCGCTTCGGTTCAGGCTCAACAGGCGCAACAGCAGGCGGAGCCTTCGCGGCGGCAACGACTTGACGAAGCTGCGCCAAGTCCGACTCCAGCCGGCTGATGCGGTCTTCCAGTTGTTTGTATTGCTGGCTCACACGATGCCTTGATTGCTGTATTTCAGTTTGCCGCCCCAGGTGTCATTGCTCATCTGGTCGGAGTTCAGTGCCAGATACCGGAAAGCGTCAGCCCCGTGGCTGAACTCGTCATGCACTGGAGCGCCAGGCTCATTGGTGGTGCTGATGATCTGCCGCCGATACCGCTTGAGACACTCCAACAGCCTTGCGGCGCGTTCCTTGTTGAAGTACACGCGGCTGAAGATGTCCCGCGCCCGCTTGATGCCTTGTTCAACGTCCATCTGCGGGGTTCGCTGAATGCTCCAACCAAACCCGCGCAAGACTTCGGCATCTTGCTTGCCCGTCTGGTGCCGCTTGGCGAAGCCATCGTGCGGCAGGTAGAAGTTGCCCCAATTGATCGGCTGGCCGTCCAGCGTCAGCGCCTTTAGTTCTGCGCTGTAGTCAGCGAGTGTTCTCTGCGTGCCTTCGATGTAGTGAATCACCCGCACCTCTGACGCCACCTTCTGCGCCAGGATGATGGACATTGAATCGTTGAAGCCCAAATCCCACACCGCATGCGTCTTCAGCAGCGGGTCATGCGGAATCGCCCCGATCCTGCTGCCGGCCTGCGCCATTTGGTCAAAGTAGATCGCGCCCTCAACAGCGGGCTTGCACTTGCCTTCCCAGATGTGCGCGTAATCGTCGCGCTTCATCGTCGCTTCTGCGTGCTTGCGTTCTGCCTCAAGCACTGCCGGGAACCTGCGGTTGTCCCCGTAGTTCATCTCGATGCTCACGCAGTCAGGCGGAGGCTGCGACACAAAGCGCCGAAATGTCTCGTCGCTCTCTAGCTGCGGGTTGAAGCTCACCCAGATTTCTGAGCCATCTTTGCGGATCGTCGGAATCAGGATGTCCCAAGACCGCTTAGAGATAGCCTGTGCTTCCTCGCACCAGCAAACGTCCACGCCTTCAAAGCTCTTGAGGCTCTCTGCCGTTTGATCGCTCAAGCCGCTGAAGAAGAACTGCGTCCCGTTCTTGCCGCGAATCTCAGTGGCTAGAACCTCGTAGAAGTTCGCCAGGCCCAGCGCTTCGATCTGATCCTTCAGCAGTTGATGCACCGACTGCTGGATGCTCTTTTGCACCTCTCGGGTACACAGCACCCGCAGCGTGCGGCTTGATCCCTGAATCAGCAGGCTGCGCGCAAAGCCCCAGGACTTGCCAGAGCCGCGCCCGCCTCGCACTACCTTGTAGCGCGCTGGGTTGAATAGGAACCGCAGCTTGTCAGGGAACCACGCCTCAACCAAAGGTCACGCGGATGGCATGCTGAACAGCGCCGCCGCCCTCGCCTGTCACCTGAAGCGGGATCACGCGCCCCAGAAGGCCACAGAACGCCGCAGGATGCGATTTCGCAAGCTCGGCTAGGTACTGAGCGCCACCAACCTCTGCAAGCGCCTCAACGATCAATTCGCGGATTTGCGCGTTGCCCTTGTCTAGCGACCCCTTGGGGCGACCGGCACCGGGCCGCTTGCCACCTTTTGGTGCGCTTGATTTGGTTGATTGTTTTTCAGTCATCACGGGTTCCTGCGAACAGGATTGTCCGAACAGACGCAAAAAAGCCCGCCGGATTGCTCCTAGCGGGCTCTGTCTGTGTGGCGCTGGCCTGACCTACCCCTGATGGGGTGGCGTCTCAGCCGCCTAAATGGTCGGGCGTGTCGATGCTATTGCGGCACACGTTGGGCGGATTATGCACCTTCCGCGACTCATTGCAAGCATCGTAGCGCATGGCTCGGTCTATCGCGGCCTCCAGTTCACCGCCGTTGCACAGTTCTGGATCTTGGGCGCTGAACCTGAACACCCGCCATGCGTTGTCGCCTTCGATGAGCCACCGATAGCGGGCTGCGTCTTTCTCGGTTTGCGTCATACGCGGCGATTGATGAGCATTGCGCGGGCATCCACCACCAGCCGCGCCAGGTCTTCCATCGTGCAGCCAATGGCCTTGCACGCCTTCGTGGGGCTTCCCGGCGTAACGTAGTGCCAAGCCGTCGCGGCGCGGTGCTTTGGCGGAAGCTGCTGCCATGCCTTGTTGATCGTTGCCGCGTCCCGCTGATCTACCGGGCTGCTGGCGTTCGGCGTGGCCCACTGGTCGCTGCTGCGGTACTGCCGGAACATCGGCGCGCAGGCACTGCCCGTGCTGCTGCGTTGTGCCCGCGCCCAGTTCAGCAATCTTAGATGGATCGCTTCTTGAGCGACCGGCACAAAGTGGAAATCGACTGCTTCGCGCATCATGCTGTGATCCTGATTTCGTTCGTTGCCGGCAATTGCATCAGCCACGTAGCTACCAGCGGCCTTGGCTTCCCGTCGCGCCGCTGCGGTGCGAGTTCTGCCCTGCCCTCTACCCATGCCCTGCCCTGTGGCGTGAGTTCCCAGACATGCGTGAAGTGGTGGCGGGTTGCGCGCACCAGGCCTAACTTGCGGGCATCGCGCAATCCCTTGTACGGGTCGGCGCCGTCTGCGCCGTGGTCAAACTCCGTGCGCTGCATCGGCCTGCCTGCTGCGTAGAGTTCGCGTGTGACGAGTTTCCAGCCGCTCATTGCCTCACCTCCACTTTGACCATTCCGCCGACCAGCGGCGCCCGCCAAATCGCAATCCCGTCAATCTGACTGTCGTCATCCCACACCCCGGCATGCGTCAGGCTGTCCAGCAGGCTCTTGAGCAGGTTGTCCAGATCGCGGCGCCGCTTGTCGGGCATCCACGCTTCGATGTGGACAGACACGCGGGCTGACCCGTAGCGCGGCCACTTCTCGGCTTGTGCAAGCCTTGCGACGGCTTCCCGGTACTCTCTGCCGGCCTTGCTGATGAGCACGCGGCTTCCGACATGGCGCCAGTAGGTGTTCACCGTGGGCGGGAATGGCAGAACCATCATCCGATCCACTCCCGCGCCTGCTTCGGCTCCGTTGGCTGCACCGCTGCGCTGTACGGCACATGCATGCGCCACAGTGGTGCGGTGCAGTCGGCAACGTGGGCACCAGCCGGCACAGAAAAGTCAGCGATCCACATGCCGGGCTTGTACTCAGCGCCCCGGCGTGCGCAGGGTTGCGGGTGGCGGCATGCGCTGGCGGTGCACTTCTTGCCGTCTGAAAGCCAAAGCGGGGCCTTCATGCCTGCCCCCTCAGTTGCTGCCATTGCCGGGAGAACTCACCAACAACCACAGCACCGGGCGGCAGTTGATACCGGGCGTCGAACTTCGGCGTGTCGTCGCGGGTCCACTTTGCGCGGCTGTAGTCCACCGCTCCCCGGATGTCGCTTGGCGTGCCCTTCAGCACCACCGGGGCGGGTTCTGCCGGCTTCAGCTTGATCGCCTCAAACTTCGGACTCGGCTTTGGCGGTGCTTTGCGCGGCTGCTGGGCCTTGCTCTTGAGCCGTTCACCGATTGCCACAAGCCGCTGCTGCCTGCGTTCTTCACGCGCCTCGCGTGCGGCCTGGCGGATCTGCTCCTTCTTGCTCCGGGGCCGGTGCGGGTTGTTCTCCCACGCTTTCACGCCTGCGGTCTGCCACTCACTCGGCACCAGCGGTGGCAGAACTTCCCAGTTTGCCGCCCGTTCAGCGGTGTCGAAGTACCGCAGCCGTGCCCCTGCCCTGTCGGCGCGGAAAATGCGCTTCTGTTCTTCCATCTTCCGGGTGTGCTTGCCCAGCGACGAAAGCGTGATTCGCACACAGTCCAGCATCTGAGCCGCTGACGCACCTTCCGGCGCTTTCGTCAGTTGGTGCAGCCTGTCCCTGATCGTAGGCGGGGCAGCAGCACGCTTCTCAGCCCGCTGGCGCGCCTTTTCCGCCTTGGCTGCGGTGAGGGTGGCTTCTCGGGCTTTGCGCTTCTCTCGCGCCCGTTCTGCGCGCCTGTCGTGGGCGTTGGCCCATTCGGCTTGCTTGACCTTCGCCAAGGCCATCGGGAACCAGCCAACAATGCCGCCTTCGATGTAGACGGGGGCTGCTTCACCGAATGCGCTGATCCGGCTCAGAGCGTTTTTGGTATGGCTGATGCTGTAGCAGGCCCGGTCCATCAGTTGCCGCATCGTCAGCCCGGGATGGGCATTGATGAGTTCGATCAGCTTCAGAACTGCCTTGCTGTCGCGTTCGATTGGTTGTCGCTTCATTGCTTCCCCTTGAATGCCGGGCACCTTTGCGGCAGTTGCGCCAGCGTCGTCCCGATTTCGATTGATGCCCACGGACTCAGCCCGGCGGCTTTGGCTTGCATGCACCGGCCGGCTTTGAAGTGCTGGCATTGGCGGCATGTGCGCCTGTCGTCGGTCACTGTTGAGCTCGAGCGGTCGGCCGATAGCTGGGCCAGTCAAACGCAACCCACCTCGAGGTTTCGCGCAAACGATCAAAAACGCGATCCCCGACAAACGACTTGAATCCGTCCTTGTCCTGATTCGTCAGCAGGATGGTCGGTCGCATGCCGCTGTAACGCCGGTCCATGACCTCGAACAGCAAGTTCTGCTCACCGTCCGTGCCGTACTGAGCTCCAACCTCATCGATGACCAGCAAGTCGAGCTCGTCACACAGCATGCGCAGAATCTGCCGCTCGCTGACTTCGCTGTCCCGGCGCCATGTGTCGCGCACCATGCGAATCAGCGACATGCATGTCGTGTAGCGCACGGCATAGCGGCCAACCAGCGACAGCATGATTGCGGCGGCAAGGTGGCTCTTCCCCGTGCCAGGAAGACCCGCAAACACCAGGCCAGCGCCCTTTTCGTGGTTGAGCTCGAACTGCTCTGCAAAGTCTCGAGCAACGGTCAGAGCTCGGCGCTTCTCGTCCGTGTCGGCGTTGAAGGCGTCAAAGTCTCGAGCATGGAATCGGGCAGGGATGTCAGCCTCACCGATTGCAGCCTCTCGAGCAGCACGCTGACGCTGCACTACTGCCGCAGCTTCCTCGCGCTGGCGCTGCTGGCGTTCTTCCTCAACACACGCCGGGCACTGCGCCCAAATCTCTCGAGTGCCAGTCTTCAACCTGAAGCCGGCTGATTCATACCCGCCATGACTCGGGCAGTCGGCTTGCCTGACGCCAAGGTCTACGCGGTAGAACAGAGGCGCTGCCTTGTCTGCCTCATCCATGCGGCGGCGCATCGTGGCAAGCCGCCTGCGGCCTTCCTCGCTGAGCTCTGGCTCATCGCGCAACAAGGCTGCCGCCTTCTCGGGATCGGGCTTAGGCAATGTGTCCATCTTCGGTTACCCCTTCGCGGTAGTTCTTGAGCTCAAATCCGGTGTGTTTCCCCGTGCGGCTTGCCTTTGGCTTCAGATGCTCCTGAATCCACGGCACAGGCTGCACAGGCCGGGCAATGGCGCAAGCCTCGAGTGCAGCCGCGACGGCTTTGTCGCCGTGGGTCTTGCACTGCATTGCCAAGAAGCTGCGGCCGTTCGATTCCTTCACACCTGCTGCTGTGAGCAGGGAAACACCAAGCGCAAAGACGACATCTCGAGCTGCCGGCGCTTCAGCGCCCGAAGCGATAGCTTCGGAAGGTATTTCTATTGGTGTTGGTGTTGGTGTTGGTGTTGGTGGCATTGCATCGGCATCTACTTTTGATGCCGTGGCATCTGTTGGTGATGCCGTGGCATTGCCGGGTTCTGCCTTCGGCATTGCCCACCGCTTGTTTGCCTTGTCGCGCTGCTTCTGCTGCTTCTCGCGCATGGCGGCAATCTCGGCATCTGCGCGCTTGTTGATCCAGCCCGCATCAGTCAAAGTAAAAAACTCCTCGAGCACAACGCGCACAGCTTCGCGCTGGCTTTCCGTCTGTGCCATGACTAGGCGACAGGCTGCGCGCATGTCTGCCGGGATGGGCTTCTCTGTCGTGTAGTAGGTGTCCAGCAGGCGACGAAATGCCGCGTCTTCCTCCCAGCTAAGGTGCCGGGTGGCGCTTAGGTAGTCGCCAATGTGGAACGGGTAGTAATTCACGAGCTCAGGCCGTCCACCGCGTCGGCTTCACCAGCCGATAGCTTTTGAACCGCGCACCGTTTGACTTCACCCACTTGTCAACGATGGTGTGGCCTGCTGCGCGCCACTCGCTCACACGCTGGCTGATGGTGGCAATGCCGCACAGGCTCAGTGCGTCGATGTGCGTCATCCAGCGCCGGCCCAACAGGCGAAACAGCGCGGCTTTCTTGGTTGCAGTAGTCACTGGATGCTTCCTCATACTGGATGCGCGATCACTCACAGCGCAGGGGATGTCGCGCAGCCAATGCCATAGACGGGCGGCGTGTGCAGCGCGATGCTTCGGACATGTCCACTCACCCAAAAAGAAGGCCCACCAGTGCGGAGCGAATCACGCAGCCAT